AAATGGAATGAAATAAATACACATAATTATGTTTATACTGATATTTATAGAAGGAAACTTACATACGATAATTATGATGACTTAAATAGAAACAAAGTTTTTAACTATTTGATACAAGCATATGAGACTGAATCAAATATTAAGAAGATTTTATCTATTCATGACTATTTATTAAATAAGAAGACTAAATTGGTTTTATATGGATATGATAGTTTCCTATTTGACTTTTCTAACCAAGATGGAGTGGAAACTTTGAAAGAAATAAAATCAATTTTAGAAGAAGGAAAGCATTTTACTAAATCCAAAATGGGTTTAAATTATGGTGAAATGCAAGACATTACAAAGAGGTTATAATATGCAACATATTTCAGAAATCATAGAAAATATATTAGTAGAATGGGCATATCGTGTTCACGATGGAATGCCTAATCCAAAAAACGCACTACACATCCAACAACTTCGTGAATCAATGGAAGAATTAAATTTACCAAATAAAGTTATATATGAAGTTATTCAAAATTTAATTAATGAAGACGAAGGTGGACTTTCAGATGAAGAAAAAGAGAAAGCTAAGAAAATGAATTTAGTTCATCTTGGAAGGGGTGCATATGGAAAAGAAGGTGGTGAAGCTACACATCAATCAGTAGATGGAAAATTAGTCGCAAAAGATGATAGAGAGGAACCTGAAAAGGAAACTAAACCACCAATGAAAATTGATAAAAATCCAATGGATAAGGGTGGTGATACAGAAGAAGAACAGAAATCAACAACAGAAAAAATTACACAAAATGCGTCCGATATTTTTAATGATAATGTAACAGGTAAAGGTGGAGGAACTACATCCTTACAAGAAGAGATAGCTGGTATCTCAAGAAAAATGGCTATCGAGCATCCTGACGACACACCAGAACAACATCAAGAAAGAATAGCACAACACATTAAAGATAATTATGGTAATACAAAGTATGGTTCAAAAGACCAAACTAATCTTATTAAAAAATCAGCATCTGGTCAACAAACTATGAATAAAATCAGAGCTAATAAAAATATGAAGTTTGCTGATAATCAACCTGAAGGATTTCCAATACAAGTTACATTTACAGAGGGTGGTACAGATGCAGTTCGGAGTGAATTAGAGCGAAAATTAGAAGAAGCTAAAAAAAGTGGTGATACTGAAGCTATTTCACATTATGAAACAGAACTTGAATATTTCAAAAAACATGCAACAAAAGAAACTGGTGTAGAGGGAGATGGTGATACGGGTATAATGTATGTTGATACTGATGGTAGAATACGAATGATTTATATATCAAACAAACAGGGGTTAAAAGACCCTCACGCAAATGCAACCGTTAAATCAGCTACTGAAGCAATTAAATCTAGTGCTGAACCTGGAACTAATGTTGAAGCTTTGAGTGAAGAACTAGATGCAGCTGTGAAAGGTGGTATTAATGCAAATGGTGATATGGTTAAATCATTTAGAGCTGATATTGATGTGAATAAAGAGGAGTTGAATAATGCACCTCTTAACAAGATAGGTACAAAATTACTAACTGGAAGAGCAGAATTTGTAGATAAAACTACAGATAGTTATGTTAAAGCGGCTGCAAAAAATCCTCAAGTCAAAGACTATATTAAAAAAAATAATTTAGATAAAAATAATCCAGAACACATTATCGAAGCTGCTATGGCTGTAACGGGCACTGGTGAATCAGATGGTCTTGGTGGTTCAAAAAAACAAGCAGCAAATAAACTTGTATTTAAAATGTTAACAGCATCTGCATCAATTAGAGGAAAGATGCAAAAATTAATACCACCTAAATCACCTGAAGAAGCAGCTGAAGCAGTTGCAAATTTAAAACAAAGAGGTAAACCATTGATGGGTGGTAATTTATCTGCGGCCGATTGTTTATCAATTTACAATAATAAAGCTTTAGAAAAATTAGAACAAAATATTCAAACAAGAAAAGATGCAATGCAAACAGCACACGAAAATATGTACAATAGAGTTGTTGAATTAGATGTTGCTCACCATCAAGGTCAAGGACTATCCTCAGATGATGCAATAGAAAAATATAATAATGAAGCAGGGCCACACGAGCAAACATATACAAAATCATTTATGAAAAGAATGCATTGGGATAGATACATTGATGGTGTTGATGATAATAAAAAAATGATTGAGATTGGTGATAAAGCTTACTCAACAAAAGATTTCAGAGATTGTTTAGGTGAGTTATCTGATTGGGATGGTAAAGGTGATTTAAAAGAACATTTACAAAAAAATATGAGAATCACACCAGGTACAATGAAATTAAGTTTTGTAACAAAAAAAGGTAAAACAATTGAATTAGGTGATGATACTTGGAGAACTGCAGGTGATTTAAGTAAAATAGCAGGTGGACTAGGGAAAGACATGAGAGAGTGTTTAGGGAAAAAATAATGAGAACACAACTACTATGTACATTTACAACTAAAGATGGACTTGATAACACGGTCAAAGAAATTACTAATACTTATACGATTGTGTTTAATAAGATTTATGTATTACAAAATGAAGATAATATAAATGAATTAATATGTACATATAATGTAGACACCACAGAAAAAGTAGATTATAATCTAGTAAGTGGAACCATATCATTACATAGAAAAAAACACTCGAATACGTTATATACAATTAATGCATTAAACGAATGTATAAAGAATTTAAATAATGGTATCCTAAATCCAAAATTTGCGATACCGTGGGAAAACTTTAAGAATATGTTATTGATAACAAATTCAGATGGATTAAATAAAATAAACACAAGAATATATAAAATAGAAAAAATTTAATGGGTTTTTTAAATTTATATATATTTATATATGAAATAACAAGTTACAGGAGATAATGGTTATGGCCAAAACAAAAGAAAAAGAAGTTTTAGAAGAAGTAAAACAAGAAACTTTAACTGATAAAAATTCTACAAATCAAAAAAATAACTCACCTGAAGAGTCTACTCTATATTATTTCTATTCAGTGGGATGTGGATTTTGTAAAAAAGCAGAACCTATTGTTGATGAATTAATTAAAGAAGGTCATGATATTTTAAAACTTGACCTAAAAGAACCAGACAATGTTGGTTTAAAAAATGAATTAAGTAAAAAATATGGCAAACAATGTGGAACACCATGGTTTATAGATGGTTCTACCGGCAATCAACTATGTGGTTTTAGAGATAAAGAAACTGTCACAAAATGGGTAAACGGTGAGGACATACCTGCACCACCAAGACCTAAAAGTCCACCACCGAAAGTTCCATTTCATGGTGCAACAAATGATGAGATTAATAAGTGGAAAGAAGAATATAAAAAATGGTCTGAGGAAAATGAACATCTTCCAAAAATACAACCAGTAGAAGAAATTCTAAAAAGACCACGACCAAAATCAGATCCTCCAAGACCTCCAATGAACAATGCTACAGATGAACAATTGGAAGAGTGGGGTAAATCATATGATAAATGGGCAAAAGATAATGACCATCTTCCTAACTTACAACCATCGTCTACCATCATAGAAAGAATTAAGTCTCAAAAAAATATTCAAAATCAAAATTCAGGTGGAAGTATTTCACCTAATTTAGAGGCTAGATTTCAAAGAATAGAACAAAAAGTAGACAAACTTATTAGACATTTGGGAGTTAAGTGAGCTTCAAGTTTAAACCAAAAGTTACAAGAGACAGAGAGGCAACCCAAGAAGAACTAGAGTGTATCAAAGAAACTGAAGAGATGTTGAGGGAAGAAAAGAAACTTCCACCAGCATCTCAGATGGCTCGAGACATAGCTAAAACTCATTGGAAATCTCTCAAAGCATGGTTACGGGGTTCTCAAACAATCACGACTACAGAAGAAGCCGAACGAAGATGGGCAATTTGTAAACAGTGCCCTCATCTTCTTTATGATGAAACTAATCCGGATACAAATAAAAAAGATGGTAGATGTACACATTGTGGTTGTTTTATGAATGTAAAAGTTCATTATGCTGTTGCTGAATGTCCAATAGATAAATGGAAAAAAGATTGTGGTTGTGATTGTGATGAATAAATTAACAAAAGATAAACTAGATACGATATTTAAAGACGGTAAAAATTTAATAAACAAACCAATTTTTATAACTTTTAAAGCGGATTGGTGAGGACCTTGTAGAATGTTCGGGCAGGTGCTCGACAAAGTTACTCCACAATATAGTGGTAAGATAGATTTTTATAAGGTTGATGTTGAAGAATCTCAAGATTTGGCAATGTCATTTAACGCTAGAAGCCTTCCAACAACAGTTATGATTTCTAGTGGGGGTGAATCAGTTTCTTTTCTAGGTGCACAACCAGAGGACACACTTAAATATTATCTTGAAGGATTAATTTCAAAAAAATAAAAAAAAGCTTGTATAGAAATAAAATTATTCGTATATTTATACACGAGTAAAAAATAGGTTATATGGTTTCATGTAAACCATAAATAATAAACGATAAACAATAAAACACAGGAGAAGTACAAATGGATATAAATGCAATAAAATCCAAACTTTCACAATTACAATCAACAACTTCAACAAAAGAAAACTTTTGGAAACCTGAGCCAGGTACACAAGTTGTTCGTATTGTACCTTACAAACACAACAAAGACAATCCATTTATTGAATTGTTTTTTCACTATAATCTAGGTAACAACAAAACTTACCTATCACCTCTTTCATTTGGTCGTCCTGATCCAGTGGCTGAATTTGCTGACAAACTAAAATCAACAGGTAATAAAGACGAATGGATTCAAGGTAAAAGACTTGAACCTAAAATG